TATTTATGTAGTAGGTGGTGTTTCTCCTCCACCGCCTGTTTGATTTGGAGTAGGAGTTGATGTACCCACGGGAGATTGGTCTCCTGTTGGAGTTTCTTCTGTGTCTGCTTCTTGATCAACTGCACCTAGGTCAGCATCAATGTTGGCTCCGCTGATTCCTGCACTTCTCAATTCACCTGTGCTTTCAGTTGGTCTGGCGCCTAGTGTTTCATCGTTTTCTTCTCTCCACAATCTTTCGTTTTCTGCCATCTCTTCTGCTGACAATCCTAAGAATCTTGAAAGAGCATAACGTTTGCTAATTTCAGGCACAGCACTTAATTGTGTAAATGTTCCAATTCTCTGGTTGTCAAGTTCTGCTTGTCTGTATGAAGCAAAGTTCATAGGTTGTTGCAGTTGCAAATCAAACATAGACGTGTCTATGTTGATGCCTTTCTCTAACAAGTATCTTTTGAACTCAGTGTTAAACTCATCCACAATTAAATTTTGCAGTCTTTCACAGTATTTGTTAAATCTCAATTCTTGAATGTATGCTGTACCAACTCTACCATCATTGTATTGACTGTTTGAATCATCTGCACCTGTTGGCAAATAACTGCTTGGTATTCTTAAACCTCTAAACAGTTTGTTTGTAAAGAATTTAAGGTCATCAATCTCGCCTAAGTTTGTGCCACCAGGTAATGTTTCAACTTTAGAACCTCTACCTTCTGCTGTTTGTGGGAAAAAGTAATCTTCATTGGTTGATAATGGATTATATGCTGAATCAATTACACTTGTTCCGCCACCTGTTGCTGAAGGAATACGTCTTTGGTGTATTTCTGTTTTAACTCTTTCAACAAATTGCATAGCCAAGTGACTGGGCATGTTACCTACGTCAATGTAGAACACACGTCTTTCTGGTGCTCTCTGTGTTCTGTATATAATAATAGCATCTTCCAGTAATTCTTTTTGTTTGAAAACTTTAAACACTGCTTCCAACAATGAATTTCCAAATGGAAAATTGTTGTCCAGTCCTTCAGATAAACTTAAATGCACAACATGTTCTGAATCCACTGCAATTTCTTTCATTCCTGTGGAAAATCTTGAACCTGATGATGTTGCGTAGTCATGACCACTTGCACCTACATAACCTCTTGCTCCGCCAGTTAAGTATCCTGATCCACCGCCAGTAACATTACCGTTTGTTTGATATGGCGTTGTTGCAACCATGCTTTTAAAATTAAAATTTATATCTTTGATGATGTATTGCTCTGGAGTTTTTCCTGTGCTTTCATTCACAATAATTTTTGTAACTTTTGCAGGATCAACATGGAACCATTTTTTAGTTTCCGGATCTCTGATAAAAAATGCATCGCCGTATTTGAAAATGTTACGCAGGATCTTAAACATTCTTTTGTTAAAGTCGTTTAATTTTGTCCACTGTTGTAGATATTGTTTTAAAATCTGTACTTCTGAATTGGTTGCTTTCTGTTTGAAATGCATCTTGAATGATGTATTGTTGTTTGGATTTTGTTGTGTACAAAATTCTGCTAGGATATCCAAAGCCGCATTTACTTCGGAGTCAAGATCCATTGTGTTGTACTGTCCGTATCTTTCGATTCTGTTTGGTGAACCTGTGTAAACGTCAGGAAGATATGATGAATAGTTTGTTCTTGCCGGACCTGCTGTTCCAGATGATGTTGATCCCATTGGCGATGATGCACCTGTAACATCACTGCTTGTTGGAACCTGTGTAAAATATCTTTTCCAGCTCATTCTAAATCCTATGTGTTGTACACGTTATTATTGGCAGTTTTTCTTGAAATCTGTTTGTTACTGTTGCTCACGTCTTCCATTACCAACTTAATTTCTTTAAGCAAAGTACTTATCGAATCCAACTTGTCTGTGCTGGTTCTTCCGGTTGTTGTAATTGCTCCACTCATACTCGAATTAACTTCTTTAAATGCATCTGCTAGTGCTTCTAACTTTGTAGTATACACGGAAAGTTTGTCTTTGTCAATATCATCCAACACATCTGATATAGTTTTGGCATAAATTTTTAATCCTGACACACTTCTGGTAAGATCCACTGGATTGGTCACGCCGGAAACCAGTGTTGCTATCAATTTCTGGCTGGCATCTGCCACACTGGATAAATTTTCTGCGTTCACATTGTTGAAAGTTTGTAATCCTTTTCCAATTGCCGCAATACCTAAACCTGCACCAGCACCTGATAAGCCTAACAAAGCACCAATACCTAAACCAGCAAACACACCCCCTTTAGCCGCCGCTGGTCCTACAGCACCTAGCAGTTTGGCTCCGCCTGCCACACGCCTGGCACCGCCGCCACCTAAACTTGGCATCATCCTGCCAAACATTCTTGTTAAACCTGAAAAAGCCAGACCCAGACCTTTGGTTAATGCAATGGTGCTACCGATCACAATACCGAATGCTGTGAGACCTCCCACAACTCCTAAAAATCCATTTTGTGATTGTGTTAAAAAACCGATGACACTAGATAGGCCTCTTGCCATATTGCCTAGTAGTTTTGCCAAAGGTTCAAGAGGAATCAATAGTCCTTGAATAAAAAAGTTTTGAATATCTTTTAAAGAATTTTTAAAGGAAACAATTTGATTACTAGAGTCTGTCATTGCTGATGCTTGATCACGTTCTGCATTGTTTCTTTGTTTTCCAAATTCTGTGAATCTAAATAATTCAAGATTAGCCGCCAGTGTATTTTCTCCCATTGCAGAAAGCAGAGCACCTGTTCTTTGCACACCTGCACCCATGCTTTGTGATCTCATTGCCGTCTGTCTAATAATAGATTCAAATTCTGAAACACTGCCTTGACCCATTTGAACTCTTTTCGCAAATCCTGCCAATTGAGGATTAAGCCTCACAAGACTCTGTGCCATGTCTGACAGAGGAATGCCTCCTGTGCCTATTAATTCTTTAATAGCATCTTGTGTGGTTGAAGGTAACCCTTGCATACTTCCCAAAATTGCCTGAATACCTGGCACAGCAGAACTTTCTAAAGATTGTATGATGCCTTGAATACGTTTGTCCATCATGTCTTGTTTGATAGCATCGGCGATTTGTTTTCTTTGCTTACCTGTTATCGAAGACAACAAATCCAATTCTAATGAAAATGCTTTTGCACCGTTGACCAATTGTCTGTTACTCATGAACTGAGATTTACCAACAGCAGTTTGAATTTCTATGTAGTCTGTCAACAGTCCTGTGGTTTCTTCAAATGTCATACCTAAGCCAGCCGCTTGTCCACTGAATTCATTTTGAAAAAGTTTACTGATGCTGGCAAATCTTTCTGTTCCGCCTCTTACACTTCCTGACAACAATGCCAAAGAATCTGCACTGGTTGCCACAGCATCAGAAAATGCATCCAAAGTTAATCCGGCCTGAAGTGCTAATTCTCTTGTGGTGAATAAACCATCACTGAATTGAATTCCTACCTCTGACATCTGTTTAAAATTGTCCACCTGTTTGTCTATCATCAGTGCCAACAACTTGAATGATTGTGTTAATGCTTTGGCATAAAGATTGCCTGTCACGTTTGCCGCATCGTCCAACACATTGGCAATATCTCCAACACCTGCTTTTAATCCTATTACCTGATCAGCCAAACCCTTCATACCCACTCCAGCCACAAACACACCTCTATGGTGTTTTCGCATGGCATCTGACATGGCGGTTATTTTTTGAGTTGCGTCTTTTTCGGATTTATTAATGGCTTTTAAAGTTTTGGCAAATGTTTCTGTTTCTTCTCGCGCCTTTCTCTGTGGGCTTTTGCCACCACCACCGCCACCGCCTGATGATCCTGTGAGTGCTTTTTCCAATCTCAACAGAGTGGCTTCTGAGGCTGGTCCTCTACCAGAACTGCCGCCTTCGCCTAAATTCTTAAAAAAATCCAGTAATTCCTGATTGTCAGCCATAATTATGTACGCATATAATTCGTAGAATAAATATTAGTATATTATTTGATACACTCCTTTAATGAGTGTATTTATAGGAGAAAAAATGTCGAACTCAACACAAGGTCAAAATACTGGTAACCCTTTACAGAAGTATTTTAGACAACCAAAATTACACATACGTTTGCCCAGTCAAGGCAAGTACTACCCGCCTGGATCAATTGATCTTCCAGAAAACGGTGAAGTGGCTGTGTTTCCATTAACAGCCAAAGACGAATTACTATTGAAAACTCCTGATTCATTGATGAACGGCACAGCCACAGCAGACGTGATTTCCAGTTGTGTTCCAGCCATCAAACAGCCTTGGTTCATGCCCAGTCTGGACGTGGATGCCATATTGATTGCAATCAGAATTGCCACATATGGTGACAACATGACCATGACAGTCAAAGTGCCGAACACTGGTGAAGAAAAAGATTTTGAAATTGATCTTAACGGAGTGATGGAAAACATCATGTCAGCACAGTATGAAGAACTAATCACAATGGATCAAATGAAAATTACTTTGAGACCGTTGAGCTACACAGAGTTCACCAGAGATGCCATTCGCAGTTTTGAGGAACAAAGAGTGTACAACATCATCAATGATGAAACTGTGCCATCAGAAGAAAAAATGGAAAGATTCAGACAGTCATTCAACAAGTTGACAGATTTGACCATCAGCACAGTGGCAAAAAGCATTGTGAAGATTGAAGTGGATGGCAACACAGTGACAGAACCAAAACATATTCTTGAATTCATGCAGAACACCAGCAAAGAATTCTACTCCACCATACTGGATCACATATCCGAACAGCGTGACAAATTCGCTGTGAAACCATTTGTGGCAACCACTACCAAAGAACAGCAGGAGCAAGGTGCACCGGAAACTTTCGAAGTTCCCATCACTTTCGACCAATCAAATTTTTTCGTATAAGGATACTCACCATGTCCGTGCCCGAAGTGCGAGGCGAAATCAAAAAAATGGAAGACGAAAAGAAGTCTTTCAGATTTGAACTGCTCAAGATGTGTTGGTACATGAGAGGTGGAGTCACACTGGGAGAAGCATACATGAGCACATTTGAAGAACGCGAGATGATCAGCAACCTGGTCAAAGAAAATCTAGACACTGCTAAAAAAACAGGACAACCTTTCTTTTAACACACAATTGGGCCCAAATTCACTGTGTACCACGTATATATAAAGTGTGCATCAAACCTGCACACACGGTGCCTACAACCAAATATGCTGTTTTTTCCAATCTTCAACTGATAATTAAATAATCTACATGATAGTGTACACACAAATCACTGATCCTGGACCTGTGGAAGAAGGTGCTAGGTGGTTGCCTTGTTTGCAATCACATCACATACCACACGAGTCAGCACCAGAAGGTCCACTGCTGTTCACACACATTGAAGCTCTCAACAATTATCAACACAGTGTTGAGCCTCATCTAGCAGAACATGTTTACACTGTGGGCAATAAATCATGGGAAAAATTAAACAGCAGAGGATTCAAACAGATACACTGGTTCGAAAGTGCCAAAGACATTCCCATTGTGAGCAAGGACTTGGCGCCACTCACTTGGTTACGTGGCGACAGCCACGCCAGAGATTTTTCAAATTATGATGGAGTCACCACCATTCAGACCTATCAGACTGAACTGCACATTCCCAACTGCAATGAGTTGGCACAACTGAATCCTGCACACCTGTATGTGTATTCCAAAAAAGTGTTGCAACATCTAGAATCAATCAAAACATGGGAAGAAACCATTCTGCACTACACACCATCCTGCGAACCCAAACACAAACTGTGGAATCGAACGGAAGAATTTAATCCTGCTGTGAGTTAGTGGATGAACTGCGTTCATCCGAATTAAGACTGGCGTCTTAATTCTTTTCAATCAAGTAGTTACGAAGTAATCGTGCATCATGCAGACAGTTGAGCCATACTTCTCCCGCGAGGGAAAAGCATGTAGTGCCTCATGCGAGACTAGCCTACCATTTTACGAGAGGAGATTTTGTGCGGAAGCGGTGACCCGCCAACTCCCTACTCCAGACTTCATTAGTCACGGGAAACTGCAACACCCTTCGTAAACAAAGTGTTGAGTTGTGATGTTGTATCTTTTTCACAGAGCATCTTCTTTTGTGCCTTCAGTTAGCACTTGCCTTGCAACGCAGGATTCACCATTGTGTTTCAAACGCACTTCCTGGATCCACGATCAGTTGTGTTGCTATATGGCCTTTTTGTACAGTTTAAGTTGTTCTTTAAGGATTCTTGAACCACCAACTCTAACATTGATGATACCATTGTAATAATCGTCGGATTCTAATACTCGCCTTTCGAATTGTTCTCGAGCCTCGAGATAACTCATTACGCCTCTTGTGTTGCAAATGTACAAAATTTCTCTTGTAAACTTGTCTTCGCCTAGTTCTGCCACGTCAGCCAGTAGATGGTCTGATGATCCCCAATAGTCTCGCCAGTCCGATTCCACCTTGCTTCTACGTTTGTTTATCCTGCCCTTGAGAGGTGGACGTGTCTTCTTGAACTTTGCCAGTTTTTTGCCCACATACTGTCGACCGTTGGTTGTGTTTGTGATCAGATACACAAATCCTTCGCAGTCTTCTGGCAGTGTGTGAATGGGTTTACCCTGATAAGTCCATGGCATATTGATAGTTACCAGTGATTGTGTCAGTCAGGTCAAAAATTGGCTTCCGCTAAAAAAAATTTTGCGTAGCATCGCTTCGCTCTAAAAAAATTTGGGCGAGGCTCCGCCTACGGACTTCACGATCTCTTATTTTTTGCTTCGTTGAAGTCCGCCATGATCTCTGCTCTGCGTTTGATTGCGAGTCTTCTGATCAGACTGAGAAATTTTCTTGCTGTGATTTTGGTTCTGTAGGATTTTCTTTTTTCAAATTGTTCATTTGCTTTGTGATATTCCATGTAGGCTTTGTACAGTTTGTCGTGTGTGTCATCCATGTGCGTCCATAACGTCCACATCGTTCGCATATGATGTGAATCCGTTCTCCTTGATAACTCTCAACACTCTGTTCACTCTGCCCATCAATTCGTCTCTGTGACTGATTAGGAATATGTTTTTGCCTCTTTCTCTGCTCATTTTCTTTAGAATAGCCAAACTGCTTTCAACACCTGCTGTGTCCATACCGCTATCTATCAACTCATCAATGAACAACAAGTTTATGTTTTGATACAAACTTTCCCACACATCTCTAAATGCAAAACTTAATCCCAATATCAATCTGTTTCTTTCACCTCTGCTCAAGTTGTCAAAATCTAGTTCTTGACCTAGTTGTGTGATTTCAACACTGAGATCATTCTTAAATGTAACAAGATGAGGCAAGCCCAACTGATCCAAGTAATTTGTTAGTCTGTTGTTCAAAAATAATAAATTTTGATCGATAATTTTTTTTCTTATGAAAGAGTCTTTGTTTGTTAATAGTTTTAATAAAAATTCTTGATGTTCTTTGTATTTTTGCATATCATTCATAATAGACCAATCAACTTCTTGTACTGCCTGATTCTCCAAGTCCACAATCTGATCTTGATATGGATTGCTTTCCTCTTTTTTATTTTTTACAGCAGTTTGCAGTGTGGTCAAGTGTTGTTTGTGTTCATATGCCTGTTGTACTGTGTCGTAAAAAGTATTAGGTTTGTGATCGGGCTCTCCTAATTCTTTCAATTCTTTTTCTACAAAACTGATTTTTTCTGCTAGATCCATCACGTAACTGTTTGCATCTCCAAATTGTTCCTCAAGATCTCTTTGCATTTTTTCCACTTTATCGTGTGGTAAATCCTGTTCACAAGCGTAGCACTTGGCATCATCATGTAAACTGTCTAGATCATTGCCTAATTTTTTAACCTGTTTGTCTGCTTGTATGATAGATGCTTCGTAATTACTCTTATCTTTCAACAGTTGATTGATTGCATTATTAACTTTTGTCCAAGACTCTAATTTTTTATGTGCTTCTAATTCAGATTCAATGTCGACATCTACTAATTCTGTGATTGTGCGTTCAAGTTTGCGTATGTCCTCGTTCTTTTGTGAATCCCACGCACTTGACTTGCTGTGTAAAGACTGTATTGTTTCTTGCACTTTTTCGTTGGCTATTTTTACACCTTCTATTCTTGCGTTTTCAAGTGCAATGTCCTCTTTGGACTTCTTAACTTTTTGTTTAAGAATATCTGCTTTTTCCGACAACAGTGTGATTCCTAACAGTTGTTCGATGATCTGTTGCTGTTCAGTGTGATGCAAACTGAGAAACGGTTGTGTGTAGGTGTTTAGTGCCACAATGTGTTTGAACATCTGCGGAGTCATACCAATCATTTTGTTCAATTCTTCTTGTGTTTTTCTTGAATCACCTTGACTGATGTCAGCCAGTTCTTGTTCTTGATCGTCAACAAACCATTTCATCACTCCTGGTTTTCTTCCACGTTCTATTCTGTAGTCTGTGCCATTTTGTTCAAACGTCAATGTGACCAACATGTTTTTGCCGTTGGTTTTGTTTACAAGATTGTCACGTCTAATCTTGGTTAATGCTTCACCATACAGTGCGTAAGATAGTGCATTCACCATTGTGGTTTTACCTGTTCCGTTACGAGAACCTGCATCATTTCCACCTTGATCCATGTTTTCACCAAGCACAAGAGTCAAATGTTTTTGATCAAAATTTAAACCCTGTGTTTGATTACCCACACTCATGAAGTTCTTTACTGTAAGTTCTTTTAATCTCAACCTAAATCTCCATATATCTCCATCAATGTCTTTTTGTCGTAGTTTTCAGACTCTATGGAATCCAATTCTTTTGCAACAATTTCATCTACACTGTCAAATGTTGTTAAATCTAAATCGCTGTTTATTTCTTCATCTTTTTTGCTTGGAATCAGTGTAATTTCTCTACAATCATAATCTTTCATAAAAGTTTCTTTTATAAAACTGGCTTCTTCATACGATATGTCTATGTCCAGTGTCACTCTAAGATGCATCTTGGGTTTCATAATCTCTTTTGTTTTGTCCAACAACACACTTAATTTTGTATTTCTATACTTGGGACAGTTATGCCAGTTTAAATATCTTGGTTCTTTGTCCCATTCTAATATCATCATGCCACGTTCATCGTCATCTACATCTGCATAGTTGTGAGGAAATGCATTACCCAGATAGTGAATATTATTTTTTACCTGTCTTTTATGAAAGTGTCCTGAGAAAACATATTCTTGTGCTTTAAAGTCGGAACCTTGCAGTTCACCTGTGTCAGGCATTTCCACCATTGCATTCATAAAAAAGTTGGGCAATTCAAAATGACCAAACATGTATTTGCATTTCATTTTGCCAATTTTACGCCATTCATCACCCACTAACCAAGGCACCATTACAACACCTTCTATTTCTGTGATTTCAGTCACCATGGTGATGCCTGGAATAAATCTGCCAAATTCTACTGATTGAATATCTCTACTGTCCTTGTAATACAAATCATGATTGCCTGGAAAGAAATAAAATTTATCAAATGCTTTTCCTAATTTTTCTAAACATCTGATTGAAGCATCCATTGTGGTTATGTTCACACTGTTTCTGTTGTGATGCCAATCGCCACAAAACATTCCTATCTCACAGCCTTCCTTTTTGGCTTGTTCTATGTACCAGTCTACAAATTCTTCACAATCATCGTTGTGTAATTTACTATTGGATTTTAGTCCGAAGTGTATGTCAGTAAAAACCGCTAATTTTTTAAACAAATCTATCTCCTATCTCTTTAGTTTAAAGTCTAAAACTTAAATTGTCAAGACTACTTTTTGGATTTACTTTTTTTGGTTTTACTTGGTGCAGGAGTTTTACTGTTTATTGTTTGTGCTTGACGTGTAAGACTCGGCATCATGTTGTTGAGTTCTAATATATCATCTCTAATATTTTGATTTCTTTTTTCGATATTGATAATTCTCACAAATGAATTGGTCACTGCCGCTGTGTAGTAAGCAAACGGATTGTTTGATTTGGATTCATCAAACTGTAAACCAATCTGCGCCAATTGAAGTATGGCTTGTCCTTGCATTTCGTCGTTGTAGGTGTAACCTCTCACGTTACCTCTTGTGCCATAACGTTCACACAGTTTCATCCACATTTTTGCCAGTTCATTGGTGGCTTTGCCTTTTTCCTTGTTAAAGTATCCGTTTTCCATTCCACCTTCCCAGTGACTTTTACCCACACAAATTAAATTGTCCTTTTCGTCGAACTTCCAATGTTGAAAAGGGGTAAAGTTCACTTTGACTTTGCCATCTGCTACTGTTTTTGGATTCTTTTTTCTGCCAGGCTCGTCTGGAACATGCTCATAGGTGTATATTCTGAAAACTAAATCTTCTTTGGGCACACTGGTGTATTTGACTTCACACTGACTCAAACGTATTTTTGGATTGGTCTTTTTGGCAGTTTCATATGCTTTCTGAGACAATCTCTTGGCTCTTGCTCGCTTGGCTTCTGCTATTGTGCGTAGATTTATTCTATCTATATCGGTTAATATTACGTCGTATTGATGATACGCATCATCAACAAAACTGCAAAAACTGGACTTGGATTTGTGTATCTCTGCCAGTAGATCTCTATTATTGAGGTAATTTACTTTTTTCAATGCCATATATTTATACAATATAAACTACGCAGTTAATTTTGTCAATAAATAAATGTATCAATATTATGAGCAACGAAAGTTTTAAAAAAGTTACCGATACTCTTACAGGCAAAGCCCAAGGTCTGTTTAATGAAGGAAAAAGTACAATAGCGGCAAAACTGCCAGATATTGTCAACACCGTTAAGGACGAAGTGGGCTCATTAACAAACAAATTCACAAACCTAAGGAATTCAGTGCTTTCTACTTACTCTAACAAATTTTATGATTTAAAAAGTATAAAGAAAGCAGATGTGGTTATTCAAGACAGCGAAAAAGACTGGCGCATAAGATTAAGCATGCCAAACAGCATGAAAGATGTGACAGAAACAGATTCTGACTTGTTAGCACCATTAATGAAAACTTCAGGCTTTGTTTTTCCTTATACTCCAACTGTGTTGGTTTCGCAATCAGCAAACTATCAGTCCATTCAACCGGTGCACACAAACTATCCTTACTACTCATATCAAAACAGTCAAGTGGATCAAATGACCATCACAGGAGATTTCTTTGTGCAAAATGCCGCCGAAGCCAGATATTGGGTTGCATGTATTCACTATTTGAGAAGTATCACTAAAATGAATTATGGAATTGATGCAGATGCAGGTCAACCACCACCAGTTGTTAGATTGAATGGATATGGAGATTTTGTTTTTAACAACGTTCCAGTCATCATAAACAGTTTCCAATTTGACATGCCCAAAGATGTAGATTATATTTCAACAAGTATAGGCGAAGGCACACTTCAAGCAAATGGACCACATCAAGACATATCTACTGGACCAACAGGTTGGGCACCGAGCACCAGTATTGTTACAGTAAATGTCACTCCACAATACAGCAGAACTACTCAAAGCACGTTTAGTCTTAATAAATTTATTAAAGGCGGATATATGAAATCTGGAGATGGATTTATCTAATGTCAAATTACAGTAAAACATCGCCTTATGCTATTACACCAATAGTCAACGAGGACTATCTAGATATTTTACAGCCTAGACCAGTACCCATAACGCAATACGATTTACCTTACACCATAGAAGCTCAATTTCATCAAAGACCAGATATTGCCAGTCATGTGTTGTACGGAACTCCTAAACTGTGGTGGGTATTTGCACAAAGAAATTTTGATACAATTAAAGATCCTGTGTTTGATTTTACAGCAGGTACAGAAATTTATGTCACAGAAAAAAAAGCATTATTTGATTATCTAGGAATATAACATGGGTGTCTATGATAAAGGATTGAGAGCAAGACAAGAAGCGGCGGCCCAAACTAAAAAATTCAAAAAAACATTTGCCGGAAGTATTGAAAACAACAGATTTTCTGGTCCAAAGAACGCCGCAAAAAAAATTGCCGCAAAAAAAATTTCAGTCTTATCAGATGCTAACGAAGGTTTTGTTGATAACATAGTTGATAGAGTTGACGGAGGTGCTCTAACTGCAGATGCCGGATTTGCAAACAGTGAGAATGTAAAACCACAACCATTGCCTCGTATTGAAAATCCAATGCACAAATTCGCTTCAGCCAATCATGTGTTCACTCTGTGTGCCTTAACTTTAGACGAAGTAAACTTCCCAGATGAAACGATTATGATTCAACCACCAAAGTATGTGGCGGCAAAAAGTGCTGGAGGATCATCAAGAGAAACCCAATTAAACAAAGGCAGTAGATTAGAATTTTATATTGAAAATCTTGAAATAGATGCAATTGTGCATTCAAATCCAACAACAGGACATACCAAAGGTACAACATTAAATTTTAATGTAGCAGAGCCATTCAGTCTGGGATTATTTTTAACAAACCTTCAATTGCAAGTTGCTCAAGCGGCTGGAACACCAGATGCAAATTACCTAACACATCCAATGGCACTGATCATAGAAACAAAAGGAGCAGTTGACAAAGAACTTTCCACGTTAGAACGTGGTCAATTGAGAAAAGTTTTACCTATTCAGTTGATGAAAGTTGATTTCAGCAACAGCAACGGAATATCTAATTACAGTGTACAAGCGGTGATATACAACGATATTGCGTTTTCTGATCAATATCAAACCATCCCAACAGATGTCGAACTCAAAGGTGAAACATTGGAAGAAATGATATTTTCCGGAGAACAAAGTTTAGCCAAATATTTAAATGAAAAAAATTTAGATAATGAACCCGGTTTTTTTGCAAAATTAATAGGAAAGAAAGCCAAGCCTGTCTCAATTAGGGATTATATTTTTTTATTTCCTAACAAAGAGCAAAATGTTTCAGAAGCAATAAAAAGAGGTGCAGAACAATCCAACAAAATTGTACAAACTGATACAGGAGATTTAAATCCTACAGGATATGGGTTTAGTGTTTCAAAAACGTTTGGTAGTTTGTATAAAAATTTAACTTACAGCACAAAAGAAGGTTTTAGTGGAGAAGCATACAATCCTAATGTAATTGGAAAGTCTCGCATGATTACAGATTACTTAAACAACAGCAGTGATGCTGGTAAAGGATTTGCAGATGACAACACAGA